GCCTTCAACAGCCCGCGCGTATCTGCACCCAAGACAAGTTCTGCGTAGTTCATATGCGGTGCTTCCTTGCAGAATAGGCAGGCAAGCCCCTAAGTAATGGGCCTAACCAATGGAGTGATTTTGATGAGCGATAAGAAAAAAAGCGGCCTGCTTTGGCCTGCGCTATTTGCCGCTGTGAGCGGCGGCTTTCTTTATCTGGTGATGCTCTTGCCAGGTGCTTCGCCGGAATACACCAGCGCCGAAACGCCTGACGAATGCGGCAATGAATTGACCGCCTATGTGATGGCGCAAGCGCCGGTCAAAGATTTGTTGAAGTCGCCCGCGTCGGCTGACTTCCCGTCATTCTCTGCATCAGGCGTCCGATCCGTCCGCACCGCCGAATGCCAGTTTTCAATCTCGGCATACGTTGATGCGCAAAACGACTTTGGCGCACAGGTGCGGACGCCATTTCAGGCCACGATGACAACCGACGGCGAGCGCTGGTCCGTGGCGTCTGTCCGGCTTTCAGAATAACCCCCGCGACAACCGCCGCGAAGGTCACGCACCCATCGCCCGCTCAAAATCACGTTCAATGATTTCGTTCAGGATCTGGGTGTCCCGTTCCGTCTTGGGCCAATCCCAAGGCGCGTCTGTGCTTTTCCCCTTCGATTTGTGATGCTCGTTCACATACGCGCGTGAGGCGGTAAGCGCCGCGCCGACTTCATAGGGCGATGCCAGCGCGTCCGTCGCGGTCAGGTGGCTCAGAACATCCGCCCCGGTGATAGGCCGGATGCCCTCGCCTGTGTTCAAGAAAAACCCGACCTCGAACAGGATCAACAGCGCGTCATGGAAGTCGCCGGAGGGGGGCAGTATATGCGAGGAAAACCTAAGCTGCTCCCAACGGGACTGCCCCTTTTCGGTGTCCGAACACTGCAACCACGCACGCTGTTGCGCGTAGAGAATCAGGCGGTCTTTTTCGCCTTCAGCTTTTTTCCGGCTTTGGTCGCCGCCTCGTCCGCGAGTTCCCGAAGGTCCGGCACTTGCAGGTAAAGGTCTTTGCCCTTGTCCATGCCGTATTTCAGCGCCTTGCCATCGGAGTGAAGGTTCCATCCATCGGTGCAGCGCGCCAAGATTTCGGCGGCGTTTTCGTCGGTCTTTTCCAACTCGGCTTCGATCTCGGCCTCGGTCATTTCGATATCTTCGTCTTCTTCATTGGCGTTCTGCCCGCGCGCCTTGCGCATCTTGATCGCCATGATCCGCATCGCCTTCTTGAAGCGCGTACCGCCTCCTGGATGGAGCATCAACATCAGAGGCTCGCCGTTGCCGTTCTCAAAGCCCTCCGGCTTGAATTCAAACGCCTCCAGCTTGTCATTCACCGGGCCTTTGCTGCCCACGAGTTTCGCAAAATCAGTCATTTGTGTGTGTCCTATGGTTCATGGTTCAGGGTGGCGGACGGACCGAACCAAGCCCGCCCGCCGGTTCTGCGCAGAACGTCTTTAGGCCGCGTCAACCTTGACGTGGTCCTTGACAAACTCGACATTCGCCGCCGCCGTCATCACGCTGCCGATAGAGCCGGTAGGCGCGTAGGACGTGATGATGCCAGTGCGGTAGTAGACGCGACCGGATGGCAGGGTGAATTCCATCGCCAAGGTCGATCCAGGCGTGGTTGCGTCATCCGCTGCCGTTTCGATGACGGCCTGACCTGCGTCGTCTTCGTCAAAGCCGAAAGTCAGTTCACCGGAACCAGCGCGAAGAACGTCCAGCACCTTTTCTTCCTCACCTGTGGAAAGGTTGTCGAAGTTGGCGATATCGCGTGTGCCAGTCATGGGCGGCGAGGCGTTCAGCTTGCCGCAGGCGGTAAACGTCAGGCTCGGAAAGCCGTCTGTCGGGTCGTCGTCGTGAGTTGTGGGCAGGGTGGCGCTAACGCCAACCGTGATGCCAACGGATGATTGCAAAGCCATTTTTGTGGCCTCCTTTTCTCATTTTGGGAAAATCCCGGCTTATCCCAAAACGGGAAGCGGCTCGCCGGGGAAGCCGCTACTTGGACCCGGTTGGCCGGGTGTTCAGTATGCCATGTAAGGGATGCGGACAGGCGTGCGCCAATGCGGCCCGTCGGGGTAGCCGTCGTCTTCCACTTTTGCCTGTCCGGTTTCTAGTGTGCCGCCTGTGATGGCTTCCTTGCGTCCGTTAGGAAACAACGCCGCCACGTCTTCTGCGATGTTCATGCCTTGGCTGGCAAAGCTGTTGATCTTGGTCATAACCGCGATCTGCACAAAGCCGCGTGTGATCGGCGCGTCTGCCGTTGTCGTGTCGTCAGTCCGGCTGACCGGCTCCAAGTCAAAGATCAGGTACGGATGCGCAGTTTCGGCTGGCTAGTCCTTGTTGGGCCATGCGACGGGCAGGCTTGGTTCTAGCAGCATCAGGCGCTGGCCTAGTGCGTTGGCGATGGCGCTCGTGCGGATCATCGACGTACCTCCGCTGCGCGCTTTCTGACAAATTCGGGAAACTTTTCAGCCGCGCGGGTCATGAAAAAACGCCCCGGCACGTTGAAAGTCCGGCCAAGGCTATCAGTTCCGGTAAAGCCGTATTCGATGCGGCGGGCATAAGGCTCAGTCCACTTGAAAACCATCGTGTCGCCAATTTCCAAGCCCGCGATTTTGGCAGTGGCGTCACCGTTCACGTTCGTATCATCGACGGTCAGAGAGTTTGCCAAGGCGCTTGTGTCCACCGGAATAGCGCCCTCGACAAAGCTGGTTGCGCCCTGCCCAATGCCGATTTGCGTTTGCTGAAATTCGGTTGCCACGTCAGTCAGGGCGCTGCGCGCGGTGCGCGTCATGCCCTCAATCGTCAGGTCTTCAATGTCCTGCAATTGCGCTTCGAAAGTCTTGCCTGCCATGCGCATTCTCCAACGCCAGAGACCCCGCTCAAGGCGGGGCCGTTTGGTCTAGTTGTCGGTGAGTGGTTAGTCTTTAATTTCCCACTGCGGTTTGCGGCGAGATTTATTGGTTAAACGAAAGCCCATAGCGTAATCACTTACATCTGGGCTAAAGCCATCCTCCGTGAAGATTTGCGCTGTTTGGTTGTGTGGATAAGGCGCAAGCCTCAACCCGACATAAAATATGCCGTCTTTTGATTGTGCCCTCGCAATAATCTGGAATGTCCACTCCATCCCGTCAAATTCTGGGTCTCTTGACTGCATCACAGCAGTATAACAGTTTCCGACTTTGATTTTCACTTCCGTCTCCCGACGATCCACATAGGAGCGCGGCAGGCCGGGTGGATATTCCGGCTTTTCGGGCGCTACCCTATCCGCTTTGATAGCCTACGCTATTCCCCGCGCAAATCAACGCCCCGGTCTCCGATATTTTGGGCGGTAGATGAGTGTGCATCTACATCCAAGCTTGTGATGCGCGGGGCCGTCCGGGTCGTGTGGCATTTGCATCCGCGTGCCGTCGTCCATGACAAACGCCTCATCAAACGGGATTGTCTTGCCATCAAGCGCAGCGTGGTCGTGGCGCGGGTCTTTGGCCGTGTTGTGGTTCCACGACTTGTCCAGAGCCTCTAGCTGTCCACTCTCGAATAGCTGCGCATAGGCTTCCTTGCGCCCTGAAGCCTGCGCCGTGAAAGCCTGATCCTTGGCAATCGTCTGCCCCCGCGCCTTTAACAGCCGCGCGTCGTGTAGCTTGGCGATGCGTTCAACGTCCGCTTTCGGTAGCGCCCGCCCTTCTTTGATTGCCTTGCGCACCATCGCGTCAAAGCGCCGATCTGTGGACGTGAAGCGAGGCTTGTCGCCCTTGAAATAGTCCGCGATCTGGTCAGGGTCGCTCAGGATTTCCCGAACCCGCACCGACCGCTGCGCGCGTGGGCCATCCAGCCCCATGATACCACCTTCGCGGATGCCCGTGCGCTGGTTGATCGTGCCTGCCAGCCTGCGCGCCGTGGCCTGCGCCCCAATGCCTTCCTGTTGCGCCTGTAGGATCAGCGCCCGTATCGGCTCAGTACCGGGATTGCCAACCTCAGTGACCAGCCTTGCCGCTGTCTCCGCGATGATCTGCTGCGCCCGCACATGGTTGCCGTCAAAACCAAAGCTACCGGCAACGCCCTTTGGCAGTGTCACCGACATACCGCCCGCGATGGTTGCCGCTCGTATCGCTTCCTCCAGCGGAAACAGCACCGCCTGATTTAGCCTCATCAGGTCAGCCGCCCGGTTCCAGTCTCCGAATTGCACGGCCTGCACCAGAGCCTCAAAGTCCAGCGCCCCGCGCGCGTTCTGTATCGCCGCCTCGAACGCCTGCCGAATTAGCGGATCGTGCTTTGCCACCAGTTCGCGTATGATGCGCTGTTGCTGGCGTGTCAGGCGGGTCGGTCGGGCCATGTCGTTTCGCCTTTCCCCGCCGCGCCCTCGTCAAACGCCGCCTGTGTCAGCGCCGCAAAAATCACCGGGTCCATCTGCGCCAGCACCCACGCGCTGAACGTCTCGCCTCGGTCCAAGTGCCAGAGAATGCGGGCTAGGTGGTAGGTGGTCAAACAGACAATTCCAACTCATACAGGAGCGCCACGCCAGAAGGCGCAAGCGGTTTGACAGCAATAATCTCCTCGAAACGAGTATCCGCCGTTACATCCCCCGGCGCAACCCCCACGGCAATCACGTCAGACTTGAGCGGCGCAACGCCCGTG